GAGCCACCTCTTCTACCAGCTCGTCTGCCCAGCGTGTCGCTGGTACCCAGACCATACCCGAGGAGATAATATCGGACACAGAGTTTAGGCGCGCGAGCTTGTCACCAGTGCCCCTATGGGGGGTATATTCAGTCACGGGCAAGCCCATACGCCGCATTTCTTGGTAGAGTGCCACGCCAGAACTCTTCTTCTCCACTATAAACGCGTCAGGCTCCCAGTGATTATAATGGTCCATGGCCAACTCTTTCAGCTCAGGGAACTCCAGCCGCTCTTTTATGCTGTCAAGCAGGATGATGTTGTGTGAACTTGTCTCCTCGTGAAAGAACACGCCCCACGTGGTAAGTGCGGTGTAATCGGCGCGGTTGTGTTTCTCTGCCGCAGCATCGAGGGACATGATGATATACTCGGCGACGGGCATCCGGTCGCTCTCCCAGATGTTCCACCACTCCCGCTTCACGATTGAGGCTTCTTCTGACGTCGGCTGCTGTTGATACTGCGAGTTCCACTGGAACGCGGGCATCGAGGCCTTGGTACGCTCCAGCGCCGCCAGATCGAAAAACTCAGGCCACAGAGGTTTCTGTACAGGCTTGCCGTTCTCGTCCTCGGAGTCTAAAATTGCTGGAAATTCAACGATTTCGTACTGATCGGCCATCTCGTTCTTGACCATATCGGCTGTCACGCGCCCTGTCAGGTCATCCATATGCCATCTGGTTTGCACGATGGCCACGCGCCCGCCGGGCATTAATCGGGTTCGAGCACCGAAGGTGAACCACTCGTAGGCCTTTTCGAAGACAGAAAAGTTTCCGTTGATGACGTCTTGTTCAGAGTGTGGGTCATCCACAAGCAACAGATCAGCACCGCGCCCAGCCAAGGCAGAACCGATACCACACGCGAAGTACTCACCACCAAAGTTGGTGTTCCATCTCCCCGCTGACTTACTGTCCACCGCGAGAGAAACCTCGGGAAATATCGTTTTATACTCATCTAAGGCGATAAGATTACGAACTTTACGCCCAAAGTCTACCGCTAAATCGGTTGTGTGCGAGACCATCATCACTTTTTTATCTGGATTCCGCCCTAAAAACCAAGCTGGGTAGAATATTGACACGAGTTGAGACTTACCGTGCCGGGGTGGGATGTTCACGCACACCCTATCCTTGCCATCCTCGGCTGTGGGGCCACGCTCGACGTCCATGAGCATGTTTGCGAGGATTCTGTGGTGTCGCCCAACCTTGTAATCGGGCTGCATCCGCTTGCAGAACTCAATTAGATCGTCGTATGCGGCTTTATTTGTCTCCCGCGTGGACAATTCCCCTACGATTGAGTCGATCTCGGACAACTCTTCAGGGCTAAACGAGTCCAAATTGTCCAGTATGTGCTGTATATCCTCCTGCGAGAAGTCCATATCCTTCGCAAGAGAGGACAGATTAATCGACATCGAGTCCCAACTCCTTATCCACGTCAATAATATCGCCGTCTATTGTGATGGCATCCTCAATTTCTGACTCTGGATTTACCAACCGAGCGAGCTTTTCGCGCAATTTGTCCTTTAAGTCATCCGATGTCTGGTGCGTTATTGTCACCTCGGACTTCTCCGCGAACAACCCAACGTCTGATATCTTACCCAGCAGCTCCAACGCCCGTATGCGTATGCGTGGATCAGGGTTTTCTGTCTCTTCGATGAGCTTATTTGTCACCATATGGCGCACTTGCGCTGCACTTTTTACCACAGAGTGCCCGAAATCCTTCAGGATTCTATCTGTCAACAGCAGGGTTGCCGGAGTCAGCTGGGCCACCCGTTTCGGCGTTGCAGCCTTAGACGTCTTGTGAGGATTCTCAGCATAAGATACCGCCAGAGCAGCAGCGATATCCTTGTCCTCGTTGTTGGCTTCGACCTCTAACCCATTGGCATGCAAGTATTCTACCGTTTTTGCAGCGGCTGATGTCTTAGTTGCAAGGTCTTTCATCTCCGGGGCTTTGCGGGTCGGTACTCCGCGCTCCGGTTCGATATGTACTGTCATGTCTCGCCCTCGTTTGATGCAGTGTACAAAATTTTTCGAGGTATTTCAATCCAGCTGTACTCTGCCGATTTCTATATACGAGGGGGTGGGGTAGTCACGGGCATCAAAAAAGCTAGGTAGGGGGGTCAGTGTATTTTACTTTCTTCGCTACCTTCTTCCCAGATAGCCGCGGCTTGCAACTCTCTTAGAAGTTCGCCCATAGCTCCATAGATTCGCTCCATGTATGTGTGTTGGAACTCGTAAGAGTTACCTTTGAACTCGGGGTCGAAGTCGAATTGGACGGTTATTAGTGGTTCACCACGCTCTGTGGTAAGCGCCGTATTTACCTTTACCGTCTCACGAAAATTAGTATTCATGTCTGTCTCTCCTTTATTGAGAAATTCAAAATACGGGGTGTCTCACCCCCCGCCAAGAGGTTTTTTACCTGTTTTGTAGCTCTGATACCCGTGACTAAATGTGGTGGTGTGGCCCCGTTTTTGGGGAAACGTAAAATATTTGTGCGGAATAGTATTATAAGAGATGCGCGACACGCGGGTGTGCCGGGGGGTGGGGGGTAGGTGGGGTCACGATATACCGAAAAAGGTAGTGACTCACTACTATTTTGAATGTGATGCGGGCTGATAATGGGACGCAACACACCAAAACAAGTATACTGGTTACATCAAACGGGCAATCAAGCATCGTTTGAATATATCTTGAAAGGATATAACATGATCACTTCTACTCTCACAATCAACACTGAGATTGAAACTGCGGTCCGCGATTGGGCAGCTACTACAGTCAAGACGGACTTGGCGCGGACTAAGCGCACCGACATCTTGCGCGCAGCGGGCTGGACGTCAGCGCATTGCATCAGCCCCAAATCAGAGGGCAGCGAGGCCAGCGAGGAGAGCTGGGCGTTCTTGAAGACCACCATCAATTCGGGCTTCCCGAAAGCGGCGCAGGCCATGATGGATATGAGCGCCAAGGCCGCAGGCGATAAGACCGTCAACGGCCAGCCCCGCGCATATTGGATGCGCCAAGCTAACGCGGTGATCGGCGATATCAAGACCCAACTGAAACGCCGCGAGGATATCGAGGCCGAGGTTGCATCAGGCAAGACTGGCGCGGACACTCGTACAGTGCCCGTCGAAACCAAGGTTCGCGAATTGCTTAACGAGGCAATCAAGCGCATCCAGAAAGCCGAGGAGTTTGATTGCTCGATCGACCTAGACGATCTGACGACCGGATTGGCAAACCTCGCCAAGACAATAGGCTAACCACCACGGGGCGGCAATCACGCCGCCCCGACACCCACTCAAATCAGAAAGAGAAATAATGCAACACGTAAACAAATACTCATGGCATCTTATGGCACGCATGCCACGCGTGGCGCTGCTCACACGCAAACAATTCTTAATCGAGCAACTCGGGGAAAGCACATGGAATACTATCGACACGTTAAACAAATCGTTCTGGAAGACGTCCGCGCAGTTGGACTCTCCCGTACAATTGTCCTTTACCTTACGACCGCCGCAACAATAGGTCTATGGTTCCTAGCAATCCTTTTTATCTAACCCACGCCCCGAGCCGAAAGGTTCGGGGCTTTTTTTGTGCCCACATTTTGGAAGCCAGTTCTCCGAGCAGCTTTGCAGCACAGCGGAATCGGCGAGGCTACGCGATAAACCACACGCGCGAAAAGAAGTAGTGAGTCACTACCAAACCGAAGCCAGTTCTCCGAGCAGCTTTGCGACACATGACAGCTTCACGAGTAGATGTACTGGTGTGTTGTGGTACGTTAGCGGCGAGCCCCCTACGTTTTAGTAGTGAGTCACTACCAATCTGAGGCCAGTTCTATAAGTAGCGTTGCGTCACAACAAATACGCAGAAGCCTTATTTATATGGAGTAGGCAAGAAGTTCCGTAAAAGTTCGCAAGAAGTTCCGTTTTAGGTAAAAATAAGTTATTGGTTTTATTATAATGTTCCTAATGTTCCTAATGTTCCGTCTTTAAAAATATACCCTATTACGCGAGGCACCCCCCTCTTTTTGCGATGTTCCGCCTCACTCAACAACGTCGCTCACCCCTCCATAATTTCAGGAACAAACGGAACAATAGAACTTTACTTTGATAACAAGACCTTACAAAGACCACCAAACGAACATTCAAGAACATTAACAAAACGTCACGATATACCACGACACGTAAAGAACATTCCTCAGAAAACTTGACATTCACGAACATTCATGTTACATTAGTATATGTTGTGGTCAATCGGACAACGCGCCGTGACCCCGACCTCGACTACCAAACCGTAGTGACTCACTACCAATCAAGGAGACCAAACCATGCCTATCAAAGCCTACTGCCAATCATGTGACCAGCCGTTCGATCTTCGCCGAAAACAACTCGGGTACAACTTCTGCCTAGAGTGCGGCGACTACCACGCGAGTAAGCAACGCGCCGGATGGACTGTAGCACCTATCGCGCACAAGCAAGGCGCAACCCTCGTCACCAACCGCAACGACCTCAAGGGTCTCAACAAGTATTCGCTGTAGGAGAATGGAGATGATCGAAGCGGCTATTAAAAATTACTATGGCGAACGCTGTCCTGACTACGATGCCAATTGTGTCGTGTGTCAAGTATGGCGAGAGTTTGACACGCTTGAGGCGGGATACAGGAGAACAACTGCACACGCTAATAAATGTACAGCAGAACAACTCTACCATATGTTCGTAAACGATGGGCATACCAATGTGTCTGTTGTCGAAACTGATCCCACCGATGTCATTATGGAAGCCGCGGGGTTTGCCGGTAATGAATTATTTCAGACGCACGAAGTCGTGGCGCTAATGCAGAAAGCCTTCGACAAAGGTTGGGATCAGACGGGAGCCGCGGCCACGTCGCTGCATAAAGATTTCCCTTACATGCACAACCACAACAGGGACGAGCACGTAGTGCGGTTCCTCAAAGAAGCAATGCTAAAACAAACAGGAGAAGAACTATGAATATGATTAGAGTAGAAGACGAACTTTCAACAGCAACGGTGGCACAAAAAACCGCAGTGAGTAACTTGCTAACACAGACCACCCTGCAAGGTAGTGTCTCACTACCGCCACCCGCGCCAACCGAAGCGCCGACACTCGCGTCCGCTGCGATGCTCGTCGAACTCAACATATCGAATTGGGCTGGTCGCAAGAAGGACACGCGCGCGTCCGCCGATGTAACCTCCGCCAACCATGCCGATACAGGTGTGGCTAGTGTGAACAAAAAGCTACTCGCGAACAACGACGACCTCAAGGCGATACAAACGCACGTCACCGCAATGCGTAACTCGCACGCGGCCATGACAATGCCGTGGTCCAACTCTGGGCTACGTCTGTTACCCACCGTGCAATATTTCAAGTATGTGCAAACCATGTCTGATATGGTCAACGAGCTATGGTCGCTAGTGAATAATTTCTTGGCTAAATACAACGACGCTGTGATTGATGTACAACTCAAGCTGGGCGACTTGTTCTCCCATGACGATTACCCGACAATCGAAAAGCTACAGCGTAAGTTCAACGTGTCGATCAACTACATGCCGCTGCCTGACGCAGGTGACTTCCGTGTGGACATAAGCAACGATGCCTTACGTGAAGTCAGAGAGCAGTATGCTGACTTCTATACCAAG